ATGCCGGTCTCTGTTGCTCGAGGAAGTGCAGCGGAATCTTGAATGCTCGGCGAGCAAAGGAAAGAAGGCTGGCCGATCCTGATCGGCTGAAGCCGCTGGTGGAGTTCTGCCGCAGGATCATCGAGAAGGAAAAGGAGAGGCGAGCGAGTGCCTTGAGGTCTCTGGTCTCGCTGTGCGCGAGGCTTGTTGCGAACGAGAGCCGAGCGTGCCTGCGATGTTGCGGCCCGCTGAAAGATCCTCACGGGAGGGATAGGTTCTGCTCGGACGAATGCAGGTTATCGAGACATCGCCTGCTTGCGAGGAAGAGAAGGAAGCCCGGGACTCGAAAGCATCAAAAGCGCGCCGCGTTGCGTGGTCTTCCGCGGAGTTACTCAAGGAAGATGGTGATTCAGTCTGTCGGTAATCGGGACGGATGGATCTGCAAGCTATGCAGCCAACCAATCGAAGACATCAAGTCGAGAGAAGGCCCGTACTCTCCGTGTATTGATCACATCGTCCCTCTCAATCACCCGGCAAACACCCGACACGGACACACGCCCGGCAACGTGCAGATCGCTCATCGATCATGCAACGAGGCGAAGGGATGCCGCGTGGCGTGTATGTCGCTGATCGAGTGCGACAATCCTCGCGAGTGGCTGGCCGTCTCCCACATAGACCAAACACCCCCAGGTAGGGGTCTAAGTGACGACCTTTTCGGGGCCAAAACCCCGTGTGCCCTTGACGCGGATTTTTGAACGCCTTTTTCAGAACCAGGAGTCGCCCATGGGCCGCCGCGGCCGCCACCCCGACCCCAACTCCGCCCGCAGCCGGGCTGCGGTCGCCCGTGCGGCCCAGATCGGAGCGATCGGCACCGCGCCCCCGGCCCCCGGCTCCGCCCCGGCACCGCGAGCGGTCAAGGCCCCCGCCTCCGTCGCCGGCCGGCCCGCGGCCGCCCGGTTCTGGAAGGCCCACGCGGCCGACCTCGAGGCCGACGGCCGCCTGACCGCCGACCGGGCCGAGACGTTCGGCCTCCTGGCCCACCTGTTCGCCGATGCCGAGCAGCTCGCCGAGCAGGTCGCCGCCGAGGGCTGGATCACCGCGACCGACAAGGGCCAGGCCCCCTCGCCGGTCGCCCGGCTCCTGCGTGACTCGCGGCGGGATTACGTCATGCTCGCCCGGGAGTTCGGCCTGACGGCGGCCGCCGCCGGCCGGATCCCCCAGGACATCACGCATGCCGAAGCGCCCGTCGAAGACCCCGAAGCCGCGACCCTCGCGAAGCTCCGCGTCCGCGGCTGACCCGAAGCGGCGGCCCGAGTACGTCGCCGGCTACCAGTGGGACGCCGAGGCCGCCGAGGCCCCGGTCGAGTTCATCCAGACGCTATGCCGTCACCCAGACGAACGCGGCGGTGACCCGCAGCGGATCGAGCTCATCGACTGGCAGAAGGAGCGGGTCCTTCGGCCCCTGTTCGGCTGGCGACGTTCCGACGGCCGGCTCCGTTTCCGTCGCGCCGGGATCTTCGTCCCGAAGAAGAACCGCAAGAGCTCGCTGATGTCGCAGCTCGCCCAGTACATGGCGACCTGCCATGCCCCCGCCCAGGACGTGTTCCTCGCGGCGAACGATCGCCTCCAGGCCCGGACCATGTATCGAATGGTCCGCCAATCGGTCGAGGCCTCGCCCACGCTCTCGAAGCTCCTCGAGGTGATCGACTCGCGGAGCATCATCCGGAACCGCGAGACCGGGAAGGAGATCCGCTGCCTGTCGTCCGACTCCTGGCGGAACGAAGGCCTGAACGGCTCCGTGATCCTGGACGAGATCCACTCCTTCCGCTCGCCGGACCTGGTCGACGCCCTGATCTACGCCACGCGAGGCACGGCGAACGGTCTCGTGATCTCGATCTCGACGGCGGGCTCCGATCGGAACGGTATCGGCTGGCGATGGTGGCAGGACTGCGAGCTCGTGATCGCGGACCCGAAGGTGAACCCGACGTTCTATGGCCTGATCTACGCCGCGGCAGAGACCGACGACTACGCCGACCCGGCCGTCTGGCGGAAAGCGAATCCGTCGATGGGGGTCGCGTTCCCCGAGGACGAGTTCGCGGCCGACTACCAGGACGCGACCACCGACGCCCGCAAGATGTCGAAGTTCCTCAGATATTCCTTGAACGTCTGGCAGGCCGCCGATGCCCGATTCTTCCAGGGCGACGACTGGGCGAAGTGCGGATCGGCCCCGCTCGCCCCGCTCGAGGGCCGGCCGTGCTGGGTCGGCGTCGACCTGGCGAGCAACCTCGACATGACCGCGGCCGCGTTCGTCTTCAAGGAATCGGACGGCTCCTATTCGGTCGTCTGGCGGTACTGGGTCCCGTCCGAGACCGTGGCCGACCGGGTCCGCGAGGGCATCCCCTACGACGCGTGGATCCGGGACGGATGGGTGACCGTGACCGACGGTCACCGGCTCGATCACGAGGCCGTGGCTCGGGACATCATCGCGTTCGGCGAGGCCCACGAGATCAAGGCCGTGGGCTGCGACCCGTGGCAGGCCGGGGCCCTGGAGACACTCCTCCAGCGCGAGGGGATCACGACGAAGGACATCCCGCAGCGGACCGCCTACCTGAACTCCTCGTGCAAGCTCCTCGAGGCCCTGGTCGTCGAGGGCCGGCTTCGCACGGGCGGGAACCCCGTCGCGACGTTCAACGCGAACAATGTCTGCGTGTATACGGACCCCACGGGGATGATCAAACCCGACAAGGCGAAGAGCAACGAGAAGATCGACGGCATCGCGGCTCTCGTGAACGCGCTCGCTCTGGCGTCCACCGACGAGGACACGGGCGAGGCCGCGAACCTCGACGACTGGAAGATCCGACTCCTGTAGTCGAGATTCTGCCGGGGGCCGCCGGGGGAAACTGGCGGGCATGCCCAGCCCCAAGAAACGCCCGGCCACACCCGGAGGCCGCGGCAGCCGCCGCCGGACCCCGGCGAAGGCCGCCGCGGCCCCGCGCGTGATCTCGATCCGACGGACCTCGCTCCCGGTGCCGGGGACGTGGGGCGACATCCTGCCGTCTGTCGTGGGCCCCGAGACCGCGGTCCGCGTGTCGGCGATCTTCGGGGTCGTCCGGTGGATCGCCCAGGCCGTCGGCATCTGCCCGATGCAGATCATGCAGGAGCGGCCGGACGGCCGCCGCGAGAAGGCCGACCTTCCCTGCGCCTACACGCTGCGGAAGCGTCCAAACAACTGGCAGTCGGCCTGGGACTTCTACGTCCTCCAGGCCTACTGGACCGCCCTCCACGGCAACGGCTACGCCCGCGTGGTCTCGGGCGATCGCGGGTGGATGACCCAACTGATCCCCCTCCACCCGTCCCGAGTGAAGGTCGAACAGTCGGCCGTCGACTACTCGCTCACCTACAAGTTCTGGACCGAGAAAGGCCAATGGGAGCCGATCCCCGGTCCCGTGCTCCATTGGCGGTGGATCTCGGATAACGGCATCGTCGGCCACGCCCCGGCCGAGATGAACGCGACGAGTATCAACCTCGCGAGGCAGCTCGACACCGCGGCCACCGCGTTCTGGAGCAACTCCGCCCGGCCCGACATGGTCCTCGAGACGGACGAGAAGGTCCCCGACGCCGCGGTCGACGCCCTGCGGGACATGCTGCACCAGGCCTACGGCGGGGCCGAGAACCGCGGGAAGGCCGCGGTCCTGCCCAAAAAGACACGGCTCAAGCCGATCGAGTCGAACAGCATGGAGGCCTCGCAGTTCCAAGAGCTGCGCGACGCGATCCTGCCCGACGTATGCCGTCACTGGGGCGTGCCTTCGACGCTCCTCGGTGACTCGAAGATGAACAAATACTCGACCGTGGAGCAGGAGCACCTCTCCGCCCAGGTCTGGTGCCTCCTCCCGTGGGCCCGCCGGATGGAGTCGCCCGTGGACATGGCGCTCCAGCCGGTCTACGGCGAGAACGTCTACGCGAAGCTCGACACCCGCGGCATCCTGCGGGCCGACACCGCGGGCCGGGCGGCCCTCTATCAAAGCCTCTGGAACATGGGGGCGATCACGCCCAACGAGATCCGCGACCGCGAAGACTTCGACCTGCTCGACACGCCGGCGGCGAACCAGACGTTCGTCCAGCTCGGGTTCTCGACGCTCGACGCCGCGGCCGCCCAGGCCGGGGCGGCCGGAGGCCAGCCGCCCGCCGCCGTCACCGAGCCGGCAGACGACACGCCGGACGACGAGGCCGACGACACCGGCGAGACGACCGACGACTCCCCGGGCGACGACGTGACCGAGGCCGGCGGCTTCCGCCTCGGGCAGCGCGTGTACTGGGCCGGCGGCGAAGGCGTGATCGAGCACCTGATGACCGACGGCGTCCTCGGCGTCGAGGGCTCGGCCTACGCGATCACCGCCACCGAGGCCGAGCCGGCCGCGAGCGTCCGCGTGTACTTCGACGACGAGCCGACCGAGTTCACGGTCGGGAAGCGGGTATCGGAACTGTCGGCCACGCCGATCGAGACCGAAGGGGAGTGAGCATGTCGAACCAGATCGAGACGCGCTACCTGTCGCAGTCTGCGGACCCCGATGTCGAGCTCCGCCTGGAGACCCGCGACGACGGCCGGCCCGTGATCGTCGGTATGGCCCCGCCATGGAACAAGTGGTCCGTGGACCTCGGCGGGTTCAAGGAACGTTTCATGCCGGGGGCCTTCCGGAAGTACCTCGACCGGGCACCGAACGACCCGCGAGGCAAGGCCGACGTGGTCGCGAAGTACAACCACCAGGACTCCGCGGTCCTCGGCCGGACCACCAACGGCACGCTCGACATCCAGGAGACCGACAAGGGTCTCGTGTTCCGGGCCACCCCGCCGGTCGGCACGCCGACGACGGCCGAGGTCGTGCCCCTGATTCGCGACCGGTACATCTTCGGGTCGTCGTTCGCGTTTTCGCTCACCGAAGCGCGGGGCGAGTCGTGGGACGAGGATCCCGCCGGGAACGTGACCCGCACGATCACCGAGGCGGCGATCTTCGACGTTTCGCCGGTGACCCACGCCGCCTATCCGAATAGCTCCGTCGGCCTTCGCTCCCTGTCGGCATGGAAGGCGGCCCGCGGGCTCGTCCAGCACAGGAGCGAGGGCCGCGGGCTCGTGATCTCGCTCGACTACGATCGGACCTGGACGGCGGCCCCCGGCCTCTGGCGGTCGTTCGTCGGGATGGCGACGGCCGCCGGGAACCGCGTGGTCTGCATCAGCCGCCGCGAGAACGACGAGGCGAACCGCGAGGAGCTGCGGCTCGCGTTCGCGGACCTCGAGGTCTCCGACCTGATCCTGTGCGGGGCCGGCACCCAGAAGCGGGACGCCGCGGCCGCCGCCGGCCTGGCGGTCGACGTGTGGGTCGACGATTACCCCGAGGGCATCGTCTCGGCCACCGACGCGAAGCCGACCCGGGCCCTGCGGGTCTCGTCCCTGGCCGGTGCCCGGGCCGCAGCCGCGGCCGCCGTCGCCCGAATGAAGGCCAACGTCTAACCGGGAGCGAGCATGTCGACCAAGCTGACTCACGTCGGGTCCGTGCAGTTTCGGACCACGTTCTCGGATGGGGACGTGACGATCGCCCGCGAGGCGACATTTCGGACCGACCTCCCGGAGGGCAGCGGCGCTGGGCAGGCGAACCTCTACTGGTCGGGCGTCCTGTCGCTGAACGCGGCGGCGTCGGCCACGCTCGACGTTTCGCTCCTGGAGTCCGTGATCTTCGGCTCGGTCGTCTACGCGGCCCCGGCGTCGATCAAGAGTCTGACGATCCGGAACACGTCGCCGGGGGCGACCGTCAAGGTCGAGCCGGGGGCGACGAACGGATGGGCGCAGATCCCCGGCCACAACGTCGGCAAGTCTGGCGTGGCGATCCACTACGCGCCGGTCGACGGGCTCCCCGTCACGGCATCGTCCCGAACGGTGAAGTTCACGAACAACGCGACCGCGATCTCGGCCACCGGGGCGACCACGAACGGCTCGACCGCCGTGACCGGCCTCGCGTCGACCGCGTCGATGGTCGTCGGGATGGCGGTCTCCGGGACCGGGATCCCCGCGGGCGCGACGGTCGCCAGCATCACGAGCGGGACGGCGATCACGCTCTCGACACCGGCGACCGCCACCGGGGCCTCCGTCTCGCTCACGGTCCAGTGGGTCGCGGTCGTCGAGATCTACGTCGTCGGGGTGAAGGCGTGACCAGCACCTGCCCCACCTGCGGCGGTCGCTGCCGCGT